TATGTGTTTAGGTGCTGCATCAGCCGCCCCCGCCGCCGCGAGCAAGGGGGGGCTCGACGCCGCCGCGCCAGCCACGGCCAGCGCCTGGCGGCCAGTAAACAGCTGAAAAGTTATCCACAGGTCGATACATCTGTAAGTCATTGATCTATATGCTTTCTTACATGAGCCTTACATAATCGGTTTAATACAATGACTATTATGTTAACTATATTGTGGATAACTCGGCCTGTTTTGCTTAATAAACAGGCAATTTGCGGTTGTCCACAGGCCAGTGTGTACATCATGCGCCATTTTCTGTGGATAAGTCATCGATCACCTCGACATGGCGCAGTGCGGCCATGCGTAGGTCTTGCACGTTGATATTGATCTGCTGCGCCTTTTGTAAGCCATAAGTCTTCTGATCCCATCGCTCGGCCAGCCACTGGCGAGTGCGGATGCGCTGGACATCGCGCTGCGGATTGCTGTCAGCCATGCTGTCTGCAATGGTCATTGTCTCCACCGCGAGCTTATCGGCGGCTTTCGCGCGCGCACGCGCAATTATAGTGGGATCGGCATCTTCGATCCATTGCTCGAGCGCCTTGCGCCCAATGCCTAGCTCGTAGCTGATCATGGTCTGTGACTTGCCTGCCTCAAACATAGACACGATCATGTCGTCTGGCAGCTCCTCCAGCAATTCCATATCTCTGCGGAACTTAGGTCGCCCTGGCATCGCTTAACCCCTCTTTAAAGCTGATTTAACGCGCTGGACGATGTCCAGTACCTTTTCGCGGATAAATGCCGCTATGAGCTTAAATTTGGCCATCTCTGAACCTTTCTGCTTGTTTAGAGTCAAACTTATATTCGATGCTGTCATTGTCGCTGAAAGTGAGGTCATCAACAAAGTCATCAAAGCCTGTTGCGCCACCGAGCTTGTGCTTATATTTGGTGACTTGAGCTGTAGGCACAAGCGCCTTGGCCTTGATCAAGTGCTGCACACCCTCGTCCGACATAAAGACCTCCATCTCCTGCATTGACCAGATATGATGATTTGCCAAGTCCTGACGCTGAGTCTGTATCGCCACTGCCTCGTTGACTGTTCGCACAATCACCATGGTCTGACCATTCTGCATCTCCCACTCAATCCTCGGTATGGTTGACGCTGGCTCCAATCCCTCTTCGGTTGCCCACTGATCCAACGCGGCATACGCTCGGATCATTCCTGCCACGCTTGAATCGAACTTTGCCTGATCCCTGGCCGCCATTGCTTGGTGCAGTCTGCTGTTTTGTAGCCAAAATTTCTCTTTCAACTCACTGCTTACTAAAGTAGTCAGTCGATTTTCTCCCCATTTCCTATCGCTGGCGGCTTTGACCGACTCCAACTCCACCAGTTTCGATTGAACGTGAATCGTCCAAGGATCTGCCTTTGGACTTGGTTGCTCCACCACTGGATGCTTGTTCGATGTTCTTTTTGTCGCCATTTCATTTCTCCCTGTTTTGGTGCAACTCGGTCACATACAGTGGTAACAAACCTCCGAGTCTTAGACTCTCGGTTTGTGACTTGTTACCTGTACGGAACAAACAAGTTACGTTTGTTACCCGTTTGTTACTTGTTACTGTGTATTCATCCAGCATCAAAGTCCATCGACTTATGCTGCATCCAGACGTAATCGTCCCTAATATCTCCCTCACCTGACTTCTGCAAGTCGTCCTTGGCACGCTTCCACGCCATCTTGAATGAGCTTTTATCCTCATCAGTACACCCCATCTTTGACCACAATTCCTGCCGCCACAGCTCCAACTTGATGGCATGACGTTGTAAACCTTCTATGTACTTTGGCGCTCCATGCTCTTTGACCATTCGTTCTAGACATTGCATGGCAAGGCGCTGATTCTTGCCACTTCCCGCGTTGCTCTTGCCTGCCTTTTTGGGTTGATCGTTGACGGCTGAGTCGCTGGCTTGGACCGCCAAGCTGACGACTGGATCGCTAAGTCCCAAGCCTGCTGGCCTGATCTCTACCTCCACCATCTCAAAGCCAAATCGCTCGTTGTCGGCGCCATCCTTTTGCTTGCTGATGGTGAGTACGCCTTTCATCTGCTCGTCAAAGCGTAATAACTCCAGCTCTGTATCCACCGCGCCAAGCAGTGAGGAATGGCCGCGTAATCCTTTGGCGGCGTCTTTGCCGCTGTGGTGCAGCACCATCAACGCGCAGTTGAGGAATTCCTGCACCTTACCCATGGCCGTGATGAATGCACCCATGTCTTCTGAGCTGTTCTCGTTACCGCCACCAAAGGCTCTGGCGAGCGTATCCACGATGGCGAGGCTGAACTCCATGCCTGTCTGCTCCACCAGCTGCACCACCGCCAGCATGAGCGCGTTGAAGTCCTCGGCGCTGGATCTGAGGTTTAACTGGTGTCTGACTATGTATATGGGTGCGCCATCCTCAGTCTGGTGGTGCATCTTGCAGGCTTTGATGCGTGCGCCGATACCGCCAAAGCCCTCACCGGCCAAGTACAGCACAGCGCCTGTGTGCTTTACCTCCCTGCCCATCCATGCCCTGCCTGTTGCGATGGCCTCGGCAATGTCTAGGGCTATGAACGACTTGAATGAGCCTGGTGGACCATATAAAGCCGTGAACGATCCTTTGGGGATGACACCCTCAATCAGCCACTCAACTGGCTCATCCTGTATGGTGTCCCAAGATTCAATCTTGATCGTCTTGGCTGGCTTTGGTGCTTCTTTTGGTAGGTCAGGCGCAAACTCTTTGGCGATGTCCTCCACTTGTGGTTGCGGCACATCAATTGGCGCATTCGGTTGAATCGCCTGCAGTCTTTCGGGTATCGTTACATCATCCACGCTGGTGATCTTCGGCGCTGCCTTAACCAACGCCGCCAGCTCTGCTCTGCCGCCTCCTGCCTCGATGAACTCATATGCGTCTGCCTTTTGCTCTTGCAGTCCGAGGTCTACCACCTTGACTGCCTTGGCGATGGGCAGGATGGCCTCTGCTGCCTTGCGAGCGTATGACCAGCCACTCAGATCGTTGTCGGGCAGGATCACTACATTGGCGCCAGCAAAGTATTCGGTGATGGCCTCGGGCCAATGGCCGGCGCCGCTGTGCGCGGTGGTCGCCACCACGCCGAGAGACATCAGCGCGTCAACGGCCTTCTCGCCCTCCGCGAGATAGATGATCCTGCCTGCTGTCTTCGCGTCCAGCATCTCGGGCAGCTTGTAGGGGACTATGCGTGCATCACCCAATGTTGGGTAGCGTTTGCCGTCACTATCAACTTTGTAGAGCCTATAAGTCTTTCCAGATTCCCCAACGCGCAGCCGGTGCTTAACGAATACTGTGACGCGGTCCTCGTCCTGATACTGCCACTCCTGCTGAAACTCGACTTTGGGTAGTGGCTTGATGTTGGCGAGTGGGTCGGGGCGCTCTTCTAGTTCGGGTAAGAGCTGCATATCCCTGATGGTTTGGAATACTGATTCCTGAGTGCAGCCACCATGACAGTGGAATAAAACCTTGCCCTCATCATCGATGTGTACTGAGAGTGATGGATTCTTGTCGCCGTTGCCCTTGCCATGTGACGGCACTGGGCATGACGCTACCCATTGGCCGTTGGCTCTTTTCGCGTTGCCCAAGCTCTTGGCTATTTGTTCTGCTTGCATTTATATGCTGCCATTTTTTAGAGGAAAAAAAAGCCGAGGCTGTTACACCTCGGCGCGTACACACTACCAGTTAAAACATTTCGTCATCTTCAATGGCGGCAGCCATCACTGTCTTAGCTGGCACTGGCTTTGGTGCAGGCATCGGTGCGGGAGCTGGCGCGGGAGGCGCAGCCACTTGCGCGGTGTACTCCTCATCGCTCTGCCCCATACCGGCAGGCTTATCAATCCAACTCACAATAGTGAAGTTAGGAATGCGTGTAGTGCCTTTGCCGATCTTTTCTAACTTGCTACCGGTGTACTCCAGCACTGGCAACTTGCCTGCATTGGCGGCACGTTGTGCGGCGCATTCGGTGTACATTTTTTCCAAGCCCATGTTGGGACCAACGCCACTGGATGACCACTCACAAGTCCCGATCTCTTTGTTGTAAAAGGTCACGATGAAGCCGCGCTTGTGGTCAGGTGTAGGCTGTGCGCCTTTCTTACCCAGCTCTGAGTCGGGTTGCCAGTCGCGGATGCCGACACCGAGTTGGAGCCAGCCTGTCTGCACCGCATCGATGTCAAACACAATTTTCTTCAATTGAATTTCAGCGCCGAGATTATTTGTCCAAGCGTTTGCCTGTGGACTGAATCGGATGTAATTACCATTACCACCACCAGAGGATAAATTTAACATTTTGCGTTTTGCTTTCTAAGTTTGGGTTTGCATTATTGACTCAAGCTGCGGTCTTTTGCCAGCGTGAGTCCGGTTGATACCTTGGCCGTCAATGCGTCCAAGATAACTCTTTGGTCCTTAGCAAGCAGTTTCTCTGCTTGCGTAGGAGAAATTAGTTCAGTCTCAAAGATTTGAGAATCTGTAAGTCCTGCGTCAGTTAATGCTTGACGCGCTGTAGTCGAATCAATCCATTTGCGTGAGGCGCGTTTGGGTTGGAGCTGCCAGCCTGGTAATACTTCGCCAGCTTCCATCTGCTTGGTGGCGTGATCCTTTACCGCTTCAATGAACTTCTCCACCAGTGGCGCTTTGTCAAGGATGGCGCCGATCTGTGCTGGTGTCAGCGCCAGCATGACTGCATTGATGTCATCCTTTGACATGATGGTGATGTCGGGTTGCGCCGCCACGATATCGAATTGCTCTTTCTGTGCCGAACAGATATGTTTAGCTGGACACCACTGGCAGGCTGACTCTGATGGGCCATATGTGGGGTTGTCGCTGATGGTGTTCTCTACTGCAGGGGCGAGAACTTCAAATCGCCATGTATCTAGCTCTTGGCGGGTCATATGGTGTTTACGCAGCTCACCATGATGCGGTTGAATAATCCAAAACTCGATATCTGTCGCGTTCAACGCCTGCGATTTAATTGCACCAAGCGCGTAAATCTTCATCTGTTCGCTGTCAGCGTCAACGTAGCCGCGGCCAGTCTTTAAATCTGCAATGATCAATTTTTGGGTGGTTGGCGAGTATCCAATCACATCAGCAGTGCCAACAAGCGTGTGCGTTGGGCGCTCATACATAGACACCTTTTGTTCCACCTTAACGTGGCCAAGCTCATCTTGAATCGCCCAAATCGCCTGCAAATGCTCTAAGGCAAAGGAGCAATTCTCTTCAGTCATAGTGATGCCATCAACCACTTGGCCGACAAACTTCATGGGGTCAGTGTCAAGCTGAAAGCAAGTCTCGGCCAGCGCGTGAATGGCTGTACCGATCTTGGCGGCCTCGCCACTCTCTTGATAAGGAACTAGCGTTGACAGTCTGGCGCTGGCAGGGCAGGCGATCCAGCGCGATGCGGATGACGGCCTGAGTTTTAGGGGTTGTCTTGGTTTTGCCATTCGTCTCTCTCTAAGTGGAAATCGTTTAGAACCAATTGGTATGCGATTCTTCGCACCTCATCGGTGACGGCGTGTCCGAGGTCTTCGGGGTCCAGC